CGGCGTCGCGCTCTGCCTGGGCGCGGGCCTCGGCTTCCTGCTGGGCGCGCTCGGCGGCTTCGCGGGCGATGCGCGCTTCGCGCTCCTTCTGCTCGCGCTCCGCTTCGGCAGCGCGCAGGCGCGCCAGTTCGGCCTGCTCGGCGTCATATTTCTCGCGCGCCGCCAGCGCTTGCGTCAGCGCGTCCAGGGCGCGGGCCTTGACGCGGTGCGCCTCGGCCTCGTATTCCTCCCAGGACGCATCCACGGCGCGGGCATTGACCTGTTCGATGGTCGCGCGCAGCTCGGCCGCATCCAGGTCGCGGTTCTCGTCGGCGCGCAGGCGGAACCACTCGATACCCTGCTGGTGGCGCTGCTGGCGCGCTTCCTCGGCGGCTTCCCACTCGGTGAGCGGCGCGCGCACCTCTTCGGCCAGGGCGTCCAGGGCGTCGCGCATGCGCTTGCGCTCGGCGTCAATGCGCTTGGGCACATCCTTCAGCTCGTCGACCAGTTGCTTGCCCAGGGCGTCGAGCGCGGCCTTGGACTTGCGCACCTTGAACGCCAGGCTGGCAGTGGCCTCGCGGCCCTTCTTCGTCGTCATGTCCGGCACGTGGCCCGACACCTCGGCGCGGATCTTGTCGAGCCAGGGTTCCAGGCCGGAGGGCTTCGAATACACCTCCAGCGCGGTTTCCTGGGGCGGCAGTTCAGCAAGTTCGGTCGTTTGGGTCATGTCATTCCTTGGCGGCCACAGCGGTCTTGCCGCAGCCTTCGCAGGTGGGGTAGGGGGCCGGCTCGTCCAACAGGCCGGCGAGGGAGAAAGCGACGGTCATCAGCAGCGCCATGACGATGCCTTCCCAGTGGGCGCGCAGGAGGCGGCGGATCATGCGAGTTGCTCCAGGCGCTTGAGGACGAGCGGCAGCGCCTCATCGGCAAACTGCTTGGCGTTCTCGGCGCGGGTGTGGCCGTCGGCCAGCACGGCGCAGAGGATCTGCAGCCAGACGTGTTGCTGCATGTTCATGCCGATCTCGGCGCCGTATGCGTAGGAAGCCGTGACCTGGTCGCGCGCTTGGTCGAATACGACGGACTGCGGGTAGGCGGGGGTTTTGCCGAAGTCGCTCATTGCTGCTCTCCCTTGGCCTTGGCGATGGCGGCGACCAGGGCGTCGTGGTAGGCCTGCATGACATTGGCAGTCCGGCCGTATCCGAGCCGGGTCATGATTTCCATCGCAGCGGACAGCGAACCGGCCGCTTCCTCGCCGGCCTTCAGCAGCTCGGGCGCGGCGCCTATCAGGTAGGCGTTTGCATCACCCTCCGCTTCGCTTCCTTGCTCCGCGTGTATCAGAAGAGCCCGGTCGCCCCGTTCGTCGGCAACAATGGCGACGACGTAATCGCCCATGCTGACGCCCGCTTTCGCCTTCGTTATCCGCCACTGTCCGGGCGTGTGTTTCGTTGTCATACATTTCTCCGGTGGCGCGCCATCAAGGCGTCGCCGACCAGGCCAATCAGGTACGCCGCGGCCAGGCCGCCGGCGATGAATTGAAGGAGGGAGGTCATTTAAGGCGCGCCGGCAGTTCGAACGACACATCAAGCTGGCGCTCGGGATCCTCGATGGCGTCGGCCAGGTTCTCCACGTAGTGCGCGCTGGCGTCGTCCATGAACCTGCTGAACAACTGGCCGATGCGGCCGAACGTGTCGCCGTGGGCGTAGGCCTTTGCCACCGCGTCGAACGCCGCGACCAGATCCTGGTTGCCGATGCTGTCTTCGTAGACGGCGTGGGCAATCGGCTGGCGGTTCGGCTCGGCCACGGCGTAGCGCACGACCTCGTGCAGCCCGTCGCGCAGCGCGGCGCGCACGTCGCCGGCCAGGTCCATGCGCAGTTCCTGCGCGGGCGTGGTCTTGGGTTGGGCGTAGGCCATGGTCAGTTCCTCCCTTCGCGGTCGATCAGGTCGGCCAGCTCGCCGTAGTGCGCGGCGGCGCGGGCGCGCTCCTGGCGCCGGCAGTCGGCCAGCACGCGGTAGTAGCCGGGCAGCACCGCCGCGCGGAACGCCAGCCAGTCCGACCCCATGCCGCAGGCCACACGCAGCGCGGTGCGCGCCGCCAGGCTCGCCGGCGGGCTGAACTGGTCGCCGAACCAGAACTTGCGCGCCTGGAAAACCTGGTCCTGGGCGCTGGGCCGGTTGACCGGGTTCACACGGCGGGTGATGCCGCGGTCGCGCGAGAAGTCGCGCACCATCGAGCGCAGGGCCGATAGGTTCAGGAGGTATTCCCGGCCCTGGGCACCGATGCGCGCGGCGCGGCGTTGGATGCGGTTGCGGTTCATGGTGTCTCCTGGCCCCTACCGGGGCGGGTGGGGGTTAGGCGGCTTCTTGCTGCTCGGCCGGCTTCTCGCCGCCAGGCACCGCCGGCGACATCGTCACGATCGTGTGCAGCACCGGCTTCCACTTCTGCCACCACGCCAGCGCATCGCAGGACATCCGGCTGATCTGCTCGTCGGTGAACGACCACCACGATTCCAGCGCGTGGAACTGGCAGCCGATCTGCATGTGGGTCGCGGTGTAGGTGACCGACCACGTGTCGCACTGGATGGCCTTGATCTCGCGCAGGTTGCCGCTGGCGGCCCAGATGCCGACAAGGTCGCGCAGGTAGGCATCGCCCAGGTTGGCACCGCGCAGGTTGGCATCGCCCAGGTTGGCACCGCGCAGGTTGGCACCGCGCAGGTTGGCATCGCCCAGGTTGGCACCGCGCAGGTTGGCATCGCCCAGGTAGGCACCGCGCAGGTCGGCACGGGCCTCCACGGCCTGCTCCAGCGCCACGCGGGCAACCATGCCGCTCTCGGTGCCCTCGGGCACGTCAGCCGTGAAGAGCACGGCGCCGGTCCAGCGGTTCTTGATCTCGTGTTTCAAGGTCTTCTCCCAGTTCTCCCCAGGGTGGGGAGGTGTTGGGAGAATAATAGCGGCACTAGTTATTGGGTGTCAATAGTGGCGCTAGTAAATTTTTCTTGGGCGAAAAAAAAAGCCGCTTTGATCAGGGCTCGGGGCTAACGGTAAGAGGAGGGCCTATTAGACTTTCAGCTTCTGGAAGTCCTCGGGGTGAAAGTTCGGGCACCAGCTGCAACCGACCCGAGCGGCGGACGCTTCGATTTGCTTGTGCATGGGCGAGGGATGGGCCCGCGATAAGCCATATCCCTGGGTTCCCCACTTGTACATGTAGTGGCAAGGCAGGAGATAGGGCCCTCCAGGGCCTTGTCCAGTCGCCGTGAAAGGGTTGTCCACGACGATTTGGCAGTGGGCGCGCCAATCGTCGACGGATAGCGACGTCAGGAAGCACTCCAGGACGTCGATGAAGCGCCAGTTGTTGTTGGCCTGATGAATGCCGTTCACATAGATCTGAACGCCTCTCAGACCGATGATCAGGCGGGCGAGTGCCTGGGCGAGCGCGAACTGTTCCTTCCTCTTATCGAATGCCGCCAGATGGACTGAGAGCTTCCCGCCTTCCATTACTTCCATATACCTTGCTGCGGCCTTGGCGGTCGCGACGGCGGTCGGATAGCTGATCGACGTTGATTTCGGGAAAGCAATGACAATGGGAAATTGGGCAGGATCTCTGGAGAGGTCGACAAGATCGGCCGACGCACCTGTGACAATCGCGTTAGGCTGATCGCTCAAAGCCTGAACCCCACCCAGAACACGCGGCCGATGATCTCGATTTCGGGATCCTCGAAGCTCAAATGCATGTCCTCATAGCCGCCAGCAATGTTCTCTGGGCGCGCGATGAAGCCGCCATTGCCCTTGTAGAGCCGCTTCACCAACAGGTCTTCGTGATGCTTGAAGGCGTAGACCTTCCCATCAATTATCGAAGTAGCCCCCCGGTTAACGAGGATGGTCGAACCATCCGGGATCAGCGGTTCCATGCTGACGCCTCGAACGGATACAGAAACCGTTTGCTCTGGAGAGGCGCCCGCAGCGCGCAGGAAGTCCACGCGGAACGATAGTCGGCTGAGTTCGTCTTCCGATACGACGATTTCTCCATGTCCGGCAGACACTCGCACATCAAGCCGCCGAATGGGAATGAACTCTGCTGCGTCTGGGTCATCGCCTGGTGCGGCAGCGACGATCTGGCCCATCTCTTTCGCCAGGCGCGGGCTGAACTCGGCCACGTCGACGCCCATGGCCTTTGCGAACTTGGCCGCCACCTTGACGTTCAGCGGACTACCGGCATTGAGGTACTGCCACACCATGCCCTGAGTGCCAATGTCGTGTTCGGCGCCGAAGGAGGCTTGCGACATCTTGACCCGTTCCTTGAACAGGCGTTTTAGGGCGGCCGCCTCTTCAATGTGGACGGGTTCAATCTTGGCTTTACGGGCGGGAGAGCGAGGCATGGGCGGATATTAGCGGCTCTATTATCGGTAGCAACGAGTGGCGCTATTGACTGCAATGACTAGCGCCACTATTATTTGGCTATGAACGCCATCTATGCCATCCGAAAGCAGTTGGGAGTGACCCAGGCCGCGCTTGCCGCCGGCATTGGTGTCACGCAGGGCAACGTCTACCTCTACGAGAAGAAGGGCCAGACGGTGCCGCCTCTCGTCGCAGGGAGGCTGATCGACTACGCGGCCACACTCGGCGTGACGCTGACCTTCGACCAGATCTATCGGCCCGACCCCGCTCCAGCCCAGCAGGAGTCGAGCCATGCGTGACGGCAAAGCCATGCCACCCCCTCCAGACGCAAGCCAGGACCGACTTCTCGCTGCCGGACTGATTTCTGGACAAGAGGTCAAGGAGCGGCTGCGCGCATTTGAGCTGGACGGCACTGATAGCCCGCCCGTCAATGCGCGCCTGCGGCTATCCCTCAGCGTTGCTGGTCGTGTGCAAGGGCAGATTGAAGTATCGCTATCGCCCGCTCCACCGCTTTTCGTTGAAGTTCCGTCCAGTCTTGTTTCTCTAGCGGCAGCAGAAGAGACAGGGAAATCGCTTCTGTCCCTAGTGACTGAGTGTGTTCGAGAGGGATATCGACTCGGACGGTCGGAAACGCATCGTGCGCGAGGTGAGGCGTGATGGTTAGCGACTTGACGCTCACGGGATTGAATTTTTCGCTCATGGCTAGTCCCTTTCGGATCGGGTTGGGTTTGTGGAAACACGATCATATCCGTCTGGGGCTGGCCGCCCATTTTTCTGCCCAGCAGGAGGCGGCGTAGATGGCTTCCCCCGTTCAACGCCCGCGTGGTCCGCTCGGGTACTCGCAGTTCTATTCCCATCTGCCGTGGCCCTCTGATGTCACCGACGAGCAAAAGGCTCTGTGGCTCGATCGATACAAGGCTGGAGACACGGGCTTGCCGCCACCGCCGCCCAAACGTCCGCAGGCGCAGCCCAGCACGATGACCTCTGACTGGAATTCTGGCTTTCGCGCAGGTGTCGAGGCGATGCGCGAGCGCGCCGCTCAATGCTGCGATGCCCATGCCGCGAGCTACACGGGCAACTGCAACACCACGCCGAAGCTCGCGGCCACGAACTGCGCCACTTTGATCCGTACGTATCTGCCGGCCCCTGGTGAAGAGCACGGGCCGATTTCCGACCAGGAGGCCAACCATGCGTGATCCCGACCCGCAGGACAACCGCATCCCCATAGGTCCGCTCGATGTGTAGCGCATCAATGCACCGTCGCGCCGACGCGGTCGTCGGTGGCCCATGCCATGCGGTCGCGCTCGGCGCGCAGCTCTTCAAAGATGGCCATCACCGCGGCTTCGGACGGGTCGATGAAGGTGCGCCGGGCCATGTCCTGGGCGGTGATCAGCAGCTTTTCGGTTTCGGTCAGATTTTTCATGCCGCCAGTGTGCCCGGCGGCCAATTCCAGGGCATTCCTTTCCTGTTGAGCAGCCATGATTCCCATTGAACCGGCCGGAATGTCCGGTCCCCACATCATCGAAACGGCCTTGCGCTTGGCAATGGCCAACCAGGCCCAGCGCCAAAAGCTGCTGGATGAGACGGGCTGGGACGCCAGCATGCCGTCCAAGATTTGTTCTGGTGCCACCGGTATCACGCTGGAGAAGCTGGATTCGATGTGCCGGGCCCTGGGCCTGACGATCGTCGAGGTCGGCTACATGGACTATCTGGCGCGCGGCAATGAAATCGGATCGCGCTGCTGCAAGGCCCGGCTGAGCCTGGGCAATTGCGGGGCGAGGTAGACATGCGCCAGCGCCTGCACAACCCCCGCACGTTCCTGCTGATCGGCGCCAGCCAACAGGCCGCCGCGCAGACGTTCCTGGCCAACTTGCCGCTGGATGCCGACGAGCCGCTGGAGGTGGTGGTGCGCGAGCGCGTGAAGCCGCGCAAGATGAGCCAGAACGCCCTGATGTGGGTCGGCCCCCTGGCCGACATCGCCGAACAGGCGTGGCTGCTGGGGCAGCGCTTCCCGGCCGAGTCCTGGCATGAACAGTTCAAGCGCGACTTTCTGCCCGAAGAGTTCGACTCGGAGTTGTGTCTGGAAGGCTACCGCAAATGGGAGTACACCCCGCGCGGTGATCGCGTGCTGGTGGGCAGCACCACCATGCTGACCGTCAAGGGCATGGCCCAGTACCTGACCCAGGTTGAAGCCGCCGGCGCTGAGCTTGGCGTGGAATTCCGCACGCGAGAGGCCCGCTGATGCGTAAAGAAATCATCGGGAACGCCACCCTGTACCTGGGCGACTGCCGGGAGATTCTGCCGACGTTGCCGAAGGTTGATGCGGTGATCACTGACCCGCCGTATGGGCAAAGCTACAAGGTGAACACCTTCTACAAGGGTGGCTCGCGCGAATCAGCAGTGGTCCAGCGGAACGGTAAGACGCTGCAGGTGCTGCCGAATTTGCACGCCGAGATTGAAGGCGATGACGAACCGTTTGACCCGACGCACCTTCTCGAAGTTGCGCCCGCCGTTTTGATATGGGGCGCACACAAATTCGGGCACCGGCTGCCGCAAGGGCGAACCCTGGTATGGGACAAGGTGCCTACCGGGAAAATTCGCTCGCAAGGGGATGGCGAGACGGCATGGACGAACGTCAACCCTGGCGGTCCGCTGCGCATCTTTCGCCTTCTATGGGATGGCCTGTGCGTCGGTGAGGGTGCCCGCCATGAGGTAACGGCCGGGCAGAAGCGCGTTCACCCGATGCAAAAGCCGGAAATCCTGATGCGTTGGAGCATTGATCAGGCTGGGCGTCCTGCTTCCATCGTGGACCCTTACATGGGAAGCGGTTCAACCGGCGTGGCGGCCATGCAGGCGGGTTGCAGCTTCTTCGGCATTGAGTCCGTGACCGCGTACTTCGACATCGCTTGCCGCCGCATTGAAGATGCCCAGCGCCAGGGGAGGCTTGTCGCATGACGCTCAAGCGCTCAGCCCCTCTCACGCGCAAGACCCCGCTCAAGGCCACCACCGGCCTGGCGAGAACCCCATTCAAGCGCCGCGCGCCGAAGAAGCGCCCGGGCTATCACGAACCCAAGTACCTGGCTGCTTGTAAAGGCGAGCCGTGCTTTCTCCAGATCCCGGGCGTTTGCCGCGGCGAACGGGAAAGCGTGGTCCCGTGTCATGCAAATTGGTCCGCCTACGGCAAGGGCATGGGCATCAAGGCAAAAGATGAATTCACCGTTCCCGGTTGCTTCAGATGTCACCAGTGTCTGGATCAAGGCTTCAGCCTTACCGACGCTGAGAAGCGCGCGACATGGGAATTCGCATATCACCGCTGGCTGCCTGTGCGCGCCAGCAAGATGGAGGCGCTCTGATGCGCGACTACGCCAAGATCGTCCCGACCTTCTGGACAGGGAACACCGGGAAGGCCCTTCGCAAGTCTCCGGAAGGGGCTTTGGTGGCCCTGTATCTGCTCAGTTCTCCCCACTCCAACATGCTCGGGCTCTATTACCAGCCCGTCCTGTACATGGCCCACGAAACCGGATTGGGCATCGAAGGGGCTTGGAAGGGGCTTCATGCGTGCATCGAAGTGGGCTTCTGCTCCTACGACGAAGCCTCTGAAATGGTCTGGGTCAATGAGATGGCCGCGTACCAGATCGGCGAAGCGCTGAAGCCCGCCGATAAACGCTGTGCGGGCATCCAGAAGGACTATGACGCGCTGCCTGATAACCCGTTTTTGGGTGCGTTCTTTGATCGGTATTCCGAGTCGTTTCACCTTACCCAAAGACGTGCCGCTTCGGTCAGTTCCGATCCCGGTTGCTTTGCTCAAAACGAAGCCCCTTCGAAGCCCCATCGAAGCCAGGAACAGGAACAGGAACAGGAACAGGAGAAGGAACAAGAACAGGAAAAAAAGATACGCACCGAAACCCGGAAATCCCAAAGCTCCGAAAGCCCCAAAGCAGGTTCGACGATCACCGCTGCTGACCTGCAAGCCCGTGGTGTCGAACCCCAGGTGGCTGCGGACTTCCTGGCGCTGCGCGCGAAGAAGCGAGCGCCGTTCACGCTGACCGCGCTGACCGGCATCGAGCGAGAAGCGGCGATGGCCGGCGTGTCGCTGAACACCGCACTGCGCACCGCTTCCGAGCGGGGATGGCAGAGCTTCAAGGCCGAATGGGTCCGTGCTGACCAAGCGCCTGGACGCCAGATCGGCCTGGGCATGGCGTCGGGCATGACCGAGTCGGAACGGCGCAAGCAGGAGTTCTTGCGCCTGGCAGGCCACGGCGGCAACGACAGCCGCACCATCGACATGGAGCCGATCTGATGCACAGCCGCGATACCTCCGCCTTTGCCGACCTGCTGGCCGGCGTGTTCGACGCCTACAACCGCGTGGCGCCGCAGCCCGCGACGCAGATGCTGTGGCTGCGCATGCTGGAGCCCTACGAGTTCGCCGCGGTCAGCGCCGCGTTTTCGCAGTACGTGGCGAACGAGGCCAAATTCCCGCCCACGCCGGCGCAGATTCTGGCGCTGCTCGGCCACGGCACGGGCGACAACCGACCCAGCGCGGATGAGGCATGGGCTACTGCGCTGCTGTCCCGCGACGAGGCGGAAACGGTCGTCTGGACGCAGGAAACTGCACAGGCCTTCGCGTCGTGCCGTTCCGTGCTGGACTTGGGCGACGAAGTCGGCGCGCGCATGGCGTTCAAGGGCGCATACGACCGCCTGGTGGCGCGGGCGCGCAACGAGCGTCGGCAGGTTGCATGGCAGGCATCGCTGGGCTGGGATGCTGACCGCCGCGAACGGGCGTTGACCGCTGCTGGCAATGCCGGGCTGCTACCGGCGCCGCATGTGGCCGCGCTGCTGCCGCCGCCTGATCCCTCCAACGGCATGGGCGACGACGAGGTAGCGGCCGAAAACATCGCGCGCCTTCGCAAGCTGGTTGCCAGCGCCATGTCGCCCAGCGAGAAGCGCCGCCGAGCTGCCGAAGAGGCCAGCCAGGCCGAGCGCGACCGCCTTGAATCCCTGAAAGCGCAGACGGCCGCCAAGGTCGCCCAGCACCAGAACGGAGCCAGCGCATGAACTCCTACGCCGAAGCCAGCGCCGCCGCCAGCGGCAACGAACCCCAGGCCTATGGCCTTTGCGCTGCTTACGGCTGCTGCCTGCCGGGCACGCTCACGATGAGCACCCAGGGCGCGCAGGACTGGCACTGCCGCCTGCACTTCGGCGCGCCGCGCTCCGAATTCGACGACATCAGCGCGCGTGCCCAGAACCGCAAGGCGCTGTTCACCGCCGCGTACTGGCTGGTCAACCGCCCCAAGGGCGACAGCGTCAGCCGCAAGGTGCTGGACCGGATCGAAGCCTTGGGCAGGGCCGACATCCTGGCCAGCGCCGCCAAAGCCGAAAAGCTCACCGCCTACCACCTGGGCGCCCACATGCTCCGCGTCCTGGGCGACGAATGCCGCCAGCCACAGGCGCACATGGGCACCCCCAAACCCGCCGGCCCCACCTGGCTGGACCAAAACCAACCCGAGGAAGCCGAAGCATGACTACACCGAACTTGACCGCCCAGGCCGACGTGGCGATTGATCCCATGGCTGGGACGCTGGCGGACACTTACGCGCGCGCGCTGGGCGAAGAATGGCGCCTAGTTGTCGGATGGCCAGAATATGAGGTGTCTAGCTACGGGCGTGTCCGTAGATTCGCGCCGTACGTGTCCACGCGCCCAGGTCGTTTGCTGCGCATGAAGCCCTCAAACGCCTATTTCCGGGTCGGCCTATGCCGGAAGTCTCGCGTTACCTGGAAATTTGTTCATCGCTTGGTGGCTGAAGCGTTCCTTCCAGCACCTATGCCTGGTCAGACACAGGTGGCACACAACAACGGCGTCGGCATCGACAACAGGGTGTCGAATTTGCGTTGGGATTCGCCGGACGGAAACGCGGCGGATAGGTGGGCCCATGGGACTTACAAGACCGGCGAAAGACACGCTTGCGCCAAGGGGTCGTGGCTTCTTGCACAGAAGGTGCGTGCGATGCGTGCCGACGGTTCCAGCGTGCCGAAGATCATGCGTGACACCGGGCTTGGGCGCACTTCGGTTTACAGCATCCTTAGGGGTGAAAGGTGGGGAGTGCCGGGGCCGAAAGGGCAGGCTGACATTCGCGCGCTTGGGAGAATCTGATGCAGGAATACGTGCTCACCCTTCCATATCCCATCAGCGCAAACCGCTATTGGGCCAGCCGCACGGTCACGCCTAAGGGCAAGCCGTCGTTCACCAGCACCTACGTGACGCCCGAGGCCAAGGCCTACAAGTCCCAGGTGAAGAAGCTGGCGCTGGTCGCGGGCGTGCGCAAGCCCATCGCCGGGCGCGTGCGTGTCGACTTCACCCTGTACCCGAACCGCCCGCTGGACTGGAAGACGCGCATGCGCAAGGCGGGCGCCGCATGGGATGACACCGTGCAATGCCTGGACCTGGACAACGCGCAGAAGGTGGTGCTGGACAGCCTCAAGGACGTGGTGTTCCAGGACGACGCATGGGTGCGCGAGATTCACGCCCGCCGGGCCGAGCCGGACGAATTCGGCGCGCGGCTCATGGTGGTGGTGACGCCGCTGGCCGTGGCCCAGCCGCAAACCGACCTGTTTGGTGCCGCATGAACGGCTGGTGGATCGTCTTTGGCGGCCTGGGCTTCCTGGCCGCATGCCTCGGGCTCGCGGTCTGGGGCCACGCCAGCGCATACCGGCACGAAGCCGAAGAACACGGAGACAACGTTGGCACGCACCCCTGAACAACTCACCGCCGTGCGCAAGGCGCGCTATGCCTGCGCTCAGAAGCTGCGCCGGATGGGCTATCGCTTCGCCAAGGAATCGGCGACAGAAGCCGAGATCGTCGCGGCTATCCACCGCAGCACCGGCTGGCCGAGGCCGGAACGCGGCGAAGCCATCGACTACCTGCAACGGTTCGCCAGCATGCCCGACGGCGTGCCCACGCCCAGCCGTCAGCACGACGCCCTGCACGCCGCCGAGTACCAGCCCGACCGCTGGCTGCGCGCCGCCGCCGAGCGCGCGGCCACCGTGCAGCGGCCATTGATCCCCGCCGTCAGCCGAATCCCTGGCGCAACTCAGGAGCATGCAGCATGAGCAACCCCAACCAGGGCGCCGCAACCCGCGCGCGCAACGAAGAAATCGAACGCCGGCTGACGGCTGGCGAGTCGGGCCCGGTGCTGGCCAAGGAATTCGGCATAACGCAGCCACGCGTGCACCAGATCGCCCGGGCGGTGCGCGAGGCGAGGGGAGAACTGACACCGCGCCCCAAGCGCAGCGCGCCCGTGCTGCCCCGCCTGCGGAAGGTCGCGGGCGTTTGGGAATGCGGCGACGGCGTTGTGACGCGTTCCGGGGATTCGCCGAAGGCCGCGTATGACGCTTGGAGTCTGGGCGCCATTGCCGTTGCGCAGCCGACGCGCAAAGACCAACAGACCACCGCGCCAGAGCCTGAGAAACCCTACACCGGCCCGGTCACGGTCGTCAGCGGGACGAAGGCGGCCCCAAAACCGTTTGTCCTCTCGCCCGCCATGGCAATCCTGGCGCAGCGCGCGCGCGAGGCTCAGAGCCCAATGCGTTCACTGGCCGGCATCCGGGAGCGTGCCGCATGACTTGGTCGAGCCGATCCGAACGCGGCGACCCGGCCAAGCTGCTGGAACGCCGCCAAGAACCGCCTGCCGCGCGTACTTGCGCCGGCTGCAAGGAAATCCGTCTGATCACCAACCCATTCGGCAACCGGCGCGTCCTGCGCTGCGCCCTGGGCGAAGAGATCGGTCAACGTTGTTCGAAGTACGAGGAGCGCGCCGCGCCATGACCATTCCCAAACTGCTGCTGGACCGCCTGCCGGCCGACTTCCACGAAAGGCTCGAGAACTGGGGCGCCGTGATGCGCGATCGTCCGTCCTTCTCGGTCTCGCCCACGTACCAGGTGTGCCAGGAACTGGCCCGCAGGGCGGGCAAGCTACCGCGCGGCGAAGACAGCGAGCATCCGCATCCGGAGAAGGACGAGGCGGATGCAGAGTTGATCGAGGCTTGCTGGCGCACCGCGGCGGGATATCGAGGCCTGCCGCGAGAAACAGCGCTGTTGCGGTCCTACTACGTTCTGCGACAGCCGCCGGCCATCATTTGCCGGATGCAGGGGATGCGGGTGCGGGAATTCGACGACATTCTGGTCCGTGCCGTTCATGAATTCGAGTTCTATGTTGCCAAGTTCGTATCACGGGTGCATAATCCCCCTCAATCCGTGATGACTACCGTCTAACGACGAGACTGATGCCCGTAGGCGGATGTCGCGTTTCCGGAAGAAAAGCCCCGAGCCAATGGCCGGGGCTTTTTGCATTGCGGGCGTCGTCGTCTGAGCGTGATCGAGCTGACGACATAGGTGCATCCGCACCTTTTGTTTCCAGAGAGCAGGGGCCGGAGAGAACCGTCCGCCGGGCCGCATGGGCACCGGCTGGCAGACGTCATGCTCCGGCCCTTGCTCTGTGGGAACAGCCGCCGCAATCGACCAGACAGCAGCGCGCCACCGTGGCCGCTGCGCGCGGGGATGGCCCCGTATCACTGGCTCCGACCGGCGCCGCCTGAAGTCTCCCTGCGCCACACAGCGCCACGTGCAATGCGTGCTTGGGGGAGGGGCCCCACGCCAACAACACCCCCATGAGTCGCCTCAGCTGGCCTGGCGCCCGCGCAGGGGCAAATGCGCGGGGCACTTCTTTCCGGTCTTGTCGCCGGCGGCCAGCACGACGAGAACCGCCGCGCCCAGCCCGCCGTGGCGGGTAGTCGGATGGGGGCAACCACACTGAGAACCGAATGACACAGCCCAAGAAGGCGCCACCCGACTGGGAGCGCATCGAGGCGGGCTACCGCGCGGGCGTCATGTCCTTGCGCGAACTCGCCACCCTGCACGGCATCACCGAGGGGGCCATCCGCAAGCGTGCCAAGCGCGACGAGTGGCCCCGTGACCTGGCTGCGAAGGTGCAGGCTAAGGCCGACGAGCTGGTACGCAGGGAGGAGGTACGCAAGCAGGTACGCGATGAAACGATTGCGTACCGCGAGGCGGAAGCGGTGGCCATCGGCGCGAAGCTGGTGGCCGAGGTCAAGCTGTCGCACAAGAACTCGCTGACCCGCATGCGCACCCTGTGCGACACCCTGATGAGCGAGATCGAGGCCGAGACGAACAACCCCGGCCTGTTCCAGGAGCTGGGCGAATTCCTGCGCGGCGAGGACGACGCGGCCGCCGACAAGCGGGCCGAGGTCTACCGGCGCGCCATATCGAGCGCTGGTCGTCTGGACGGCGCCAAGAAGCTGGCCGACATGCTGAAGGTGCTGATCCCGCTGGAGCGCGAGGCCTACGGCATCCTGCCGACGCCGCAGCAGATCAACCTGAACACGACGCAGCGAAAGGCCGATGACCTCACAGACGAAGAGCTACTTGCCCTCGCGGCAGGAAGCGGCCCGGGAGCTGCTGATTCGGAGGCGGGCGAGGGCTGACATCCTTCAGTACGCCAATGCGATCGAGGTGCCAGGCCGGCCGGTGGACGAGGAAGATCCGGACGCCGAATTTTTCGAGCCAATCGAGACCACCATGGCGGTGCACCACCGGCTGCTGCTGGCCAAGCTGGAAGAGACCAGCCAGCGCCGGCACGGCCGGATGATCGTCTGCATGCCACCTGGGTCTGCTAAGTCGACGTATGCGTCGGTGGTGTTCCCCTCTAAGTATCTGGGCGCCACCCCCAGCCGGCGCGTCATCCTGGCGAGCTACGGCGACGACCTGGCCCGCAAGATGGGGCGCCGCACGCGCTCGATCATAAAGCAGCCGCGATACCGGAACATCTGGGGTGCGGCCCTGGTGTCGGATTCGAACGCCGCTCAGGAATTCGCGCTCTCGAACGGTAGCGAATACATGGCCTGCGGCATCCTGTCCGGCATTACCGGCAACCGGGCTCACGGCATCATCATCGACGACCCGATCAAGGGCCGCGAGCAGGCGAATTCGGAGACGATCCGGAACAAGACCTGGGATGCCTACGAAGACGACCTGAAGACGCGCCTGATCCCGGGCGGCTGGATTGTCCTGATCACCACGCGGTGGCATGAGGACGACCTGGCCGGCCGCATCCTGCCGGATGACTGGAAGGGCGAAAGCGGGCTTATCCGCTGCAAGGACGGCAACGACTGGGAGGTGCTGTGCATTCAGGCGCGCTGCGAGGTCGACAGGGACCCGCTCGGGCGCGCCAGGGGCGAATACCTCTGGCCGGAATGGTTCGATCGCCAGCACTGGGCGCAGTTCGAGAGCAACTCGCGCACCTGGTCGTCGCTGTATCAGCAGCTGCCGACCCCGCTGGATGGCGACCTTTTCAAGCCCGACCAGATCCAGGTCATCGACGCGCTGCCGGCCGGGCGCATCGACTGGGTGCGCGGCTGGGACTTCGCCAGCACCGACGGCGTGGGCGATTTCACGGCCGGCCCGAAGCTGGGCCGCCTGCCGACCGGTCAGTACGTGATCGGCGACATGGTGCGCGGCCAGTGGGGGCCAGACCGCCGTGACAAGGCGCTGGAGAACACCGCGGCGCTGGATGGCCGGCAGGTCCGCATCAGCATCCCGCAAGACCCGGGCCAGGCCGGCAAAACGCAGGTGCTGTACCTGACGCGCGGCATGCCCGGCTACCGGATCGTGAGCAGCCCAGAAAGCGGCGACAAGGTTGTGCGCGCCGAACCGTTCGCCGCCCAGGTCAACGTCGGCAACGTGCTGATGCTGCGCGGCGACTGGAACAAGGCGCTGATCGACGAGCTGCGGTCTTTCCCGAACGGCAAGCATGACGACCAGATCGACGGGCTCTCACGGGCCTTCGCCGAGCTGATCACCAAGCGGCCGATGCAAATCAACCCCGACGCATTGAGGCGTGCATGAAACTACTCGACTGGACCCTCCGCAGGACGCCGGCGACGGCTCCCACGGCGGAGCCGGCTGCGCGCCGCGAGCCCGGGATGAAGATCAGCCTGGAAGCCTTGGGGAAAGCGAACATCCCGCCGGCCGAGCCCGTGGCCACGTCCGTGGGAGAGTTCAAGCGCCCCGCCGTTGCTCCCGGCGTAGTCCCCGCCACGATGGAGAAGGCCGTGCTGGCGATGGATGAGTCCATGTCGCCGGTCTACGCCTACGTGAGCGAGGCCTACGCCGGGATGGGCTTCATCGGCTATCCCTACCTGGCCGAGCTGTCGCAGCGCCCCGAATACCGCAAGATGTCCGATGTCATCGCCAAGGAGATGACCCGGAAGTGGATCAAGCTGGAGGTCAAGGGCGAAGACGACAAGAGCGACAAGCTCGAGGTCATCGAGAAGGCCATGCGCCGGCATCGCCTGCGAGCCAAGTTCCGCCTCGCCGCGCTGCAGGACGGTCTGTTCGGCCGGTCGCAGATCTACATCGACGTGAAGACGCCCAGCGGCATGCTGGCCTGGGCCGACCCGGACGAACTGAAGTCCATCCTGGTCAAGAGCCCGGCCAAGATCGCCAAGGGCGCGCTGGTGGGCTTCAAGGTCATCGACCCTGTCTGGACGACGCCGTACCTCTACAACAGCGACAACCCGATGCGGCCGGACTTCTACAAGCCGACGTCCTGGTTTGTGCTGGGGCGCCAGGTGCATTCGAGCCGCCTCCTGAACATCGTGTCGCGCGAGGTGCCGGACCTGCTGAAGCCGTCGTACAACTTCGGCGGCATGTCGTTGACCCAGCTGACGATTCCGTACGTCAACAACTGGCTGAAGACGCGCCAGGCGGTGGCCAATCTGATCGATGGGTTCTCGGTGGGGGTCTTCAAGACCAATCTGCAGTCGATCCTTTCGGGCGATCCCGGCGACGACGTATTCGCGCGCATCGACGTGTTCAACCGGACACGGACGAATCGCGGGGTCTTCGCCGTCAACAAGGAAGACGAGGAATTCGGGTTCGAGAACGTGCCTCTGTCTGGACTGGACGCGCTGCAGAACCAGTCGCTGGAGCAGCTGTGCGTAGTGCCAGGCATTCCGCTGGTGAAGTACACGGGCATCACGCCGAGCGGCCTGAACGCCACGGCCGAGGGCGAGATTCGCGTCTTCTACGACGAAATGTTGTCGGCCCAGGAAGCGGTGTTCCGCGACCCGCTGCAGCAGTGCCTGGAGGTGATCCAGCTGAGCGAGTTCGGCGAGATCGACCCCGACATCACCTTCAGCTTCGTGCCGCTGTGGCAGATGAGCGAGAAGGAGCTGGCCGAGGTGCGCAAGCTGGACGCGGACACCGGCGCAGTGCTGATCGAGTCCGCCGCCATCAGCCCGCAGGAAGAGCGCGAGCGCGTGGCCGCGGACGAGACGAACGGCTATCACTCGCTGGATCTGGCCGACGATGACGACGACGGGGTGCCGGATGCTGTGCCCGGCGCGCCGCCGCCCCTGGAAGACGAACCGCAGGAAGACGCGAATGCCTGACCTCGTATCCCCGACTGGCCGCGAGGTGCCGCTGCGCCCCGTGCACGCCAACCAGGGGATCGAGGCGGCCTATCGCAAGCGCCTGGACCGCCTGATCGATGAGATGCAGCGGTCCCTGGTGTACTGGCTGACGGCGGCCTATCGGCGCAATGTGCCGGAGATCGCCCAGGACGAAAGCCCAGCCATGGCGCTGACCAAGATGATGCGGCGCCTGGCCAAGCAGTGGCAACGACGCTTCGACGAGGCGGCCCAGCCGGTGGCCAGCGAGTTCGCCGAAACCTCGATGAGCGCGGCGGATATCTCGCTGCGCAATGCCCTGCGGAAGAAAGGGTTCAGCGTGCAGTTCCAGCTGACCCGAGCGGCCAACGACGTATTCCAGGCCACCGTGCAGGAGAACGTCGGACTCATCAAGTCGATCGCCGCCGAGCATCTGCAGGACGTGCAGGGCATGGTTATGCGGTCGGTTACCCAGGGTCGAGACCTGGAAGGGCTGGTCGAGGATTTGCAGAAGCGCTACGGCGTCACCAAGCGGCGCGCGGCGTTCATCGCGCGCGACCAGTCGAATAAAGCGACCGCCACCATTACAAGGGTCAGGCAAAAAGGCCTCGGCATCACCAAAGCGCGCTGGCTTCATAGCTCTGGCGGAAAGCATCCAAGGCCATCCCATGTCGCTGCCAGTGGGAAAACTTATGACATCGAAAAGGGAATGTATCTCGATGGAAAGTGGGTATTTCCGGGAACCGAGCCGAACTGCCGATGCGTGTCGATCAGCATCATCCCCGGATTCGAGGGCTGACCAGAAGAGATGCTTCAAGTGCGGAGAATCCAAGCCGCTTGAAAGCTTCAGCATAGATCGGTCCAGGAAAGACGGCCGGCATGCTCGCTGCAAAACATGCAGGAAGGCTCATTACGAAGCCGATAAGGACCGTGTAGCTGAGGCGTCGCGCGCGCACTACCTGGCCAACAAAGAGCGGCACGGCGATCTGTCCCGGGCGCACTATCGTGCCAACCGGGAGCATCGCTCCGCGAAGATGGCCGAATGGTATGAGGCCAATAAGGATGTGGTTTCAGCTTCTCAAAAGGCATGGCGCAGCGCGAATCTGCACAAAATTGCAGCTAAGCAGGCAAGGCGTAGGGCGGCAGAAACCAAAGCGACCCCGGCATGGGCAAACCAAGCCTTGATCAGCAGTTTCTACGAACTAGCGCGCGAGGCTACTCAACGAACTGGCATGCCACACCACGTAGACCACATCGTTCCTTTGCGCGGAAAGATAGTGTGCGGTCTGCACGTCGAATCAAACCTCCAGGTGCTGCCCGGCGCGGAGAACCTGTCGAAATCAAACCGGCAATGGCCGGATATGCCATGAACCAGAAGACACCCCACGGCCTGGCCTTCGACCGCGCCACCGTCCGCAGGATCGACGTGGACGGCCGGATGCACGTCGAGATCAGCAACATCAGCAAGGCCACGGTCAACCCCTACCGCGGCAATGAAATCCCGGACTGGGAGGCCCTGGGGTTGGACGCCAACCGCATCTATTTCCTGCTGCGTGACCCGCAGGAGCTGGAAAAGGCGGCGCCGACCTTCAACAACATCCCGCTGCTGTCCAAGCACATCCCCGTCTCGGCCGCCGAGCCGCAGAAAGAGTTTGTGGTCGGGGCCACGGGTTCGAACGCCACCTACCAGGCGCCGTACCTCAAGAATTTCCTCGTCGTGTGGGACGCCGTCGCGATCGCGCTCATCGAATCCGAAGAGCAAAAGGAGCTTTCGAGCGCCTATCGCTACCGGGCTGACATGACGGCCGGCGTCTATGAAGGCGTCGCACACGACGGGGTGATGCGAGACATTCGCGGCAATCACGTCGCGCTTGTCGAAGTGGGCCGTGCAGGCCCGGACGTCGTCGTAGGCGACAGCAGTACCCTCAACCCTTCGGAGATCCCGAAAATGAAACTGAGCAAAACCGCCGCCGTCGTCGCCGGGGCACTCGGGGCGCATATCCGGCCCCGGCTGGCCCAGGACGCGGCACTGGGCGACCTGACCCCCTTCCTGAAGGGCGTCAGCCGCAAGAACCTGAAGTCCGAGCAGCCGCGCATCATCCGCGCCATGCAGAACCACTTCAAGGGCAAGCTGGCGCAGGACGCCGACCTGGAAGACCTGAAAGAGGTCATCGAGGTGTTCACCGACCCGACCGTCGCGCCGATCGGCGAAGACGAGGACGACGACACCGCCGAACCCAAGCCGGTCGCCCTGGACGACGAGCTGATGGGCAAGATGCGCGAAATGCTCGGCGAGAAGCTGGGCCCGGAAGAAGCCGCGCGCGTCATGGCCGCCCTGGGCGAGCCCGCCGCCGGCGCATCCGACGAGCCGCCGCCCACGCCCAACACGCCGCCGGCGCCGGTGACCAAGCAGGCCATGGACCAGGCGCTGGCCAAGGCCCAGAAGGCCGGCGAGGAAGGCGCCATCGCGCGTATGACCGCGATCCGCACCGCCGAGCAGGAATGCCGGCCCATCCTCGGCGAAATCGTCGCCCAGGACTCGGCCGAGGCGGTCTACAAAATGGCCCTGGACGCCAAGGGCGTCGACCTGACCGATACGCCGCCCTCGGCGTACCGCGCGCTGGTCAAGATGGCCCTGGCACAAGACCAGGCTCCCCAAACCCCGCATGTGGCGATGGACTCGGCTTCGGTGCAGAGTTTCAACCAACGCTACCCCCATCAGCCGAAGGTGATCTAAATGGGCTTCCAGAAACAGGTCTACATCGAACCCGCCGCCGCGGTGGCGGGCGACTTCGCCAGCTCGAACCCGCGCTCGACCGTCCTGGCCGGCCCCGGCGCGCTGGTGGCGGACACCGCCGGCGTGACCGTCGGCCGCTTCGCCTGGGCTGACGCCAACGGCAAGGTCACGAATGCTGGCTCCGGCGTGCCCACGGGCTTCGTGCACCGTGAGCAGCAGGGCGTCATCACCATCTGGCTGGCCGAGGCCACCATGGTCATCCCGGCCGGGCTCGGCGTCACCCTGCACAACCTGGGCGATTTCTGGGCCGCCACCAAGACCGTGGCCACGATCGGCCAGAAGGTATTCGCCTCCAACACGGACGGCACCATCTCCACCGGTGCCGCTGGCGCCACCATCGCCGGTAGCACCGAAACCGACTGGTTCGTTGCCAGCGCGGGGGGCGTCGGCGCGCTGATCAAGATCACCTCCACCAACCTGGGGTAATGACATGAAACGACATCAAGACCTCGCGATGCTGGAGAAGCGCTTCGGCATCGTGTTCCCGGGCGCTCAGGATTACCTGCCCGACGGCTTCCGCGCTGACTACGGCCTGGCCATGGACGCCGCGGGCCCCCTGGTGACGGTCAGCAACTCGGGTATCCCGGGCTACCTGCTGAACTACATCGACCCCGAGCTGACCCGCGTGCTCACGACGCCGATGCAGGGCGCCGTGATCCTGGGCGAGTCGAAGAAAGGCGACTGGACGACCCTGACCGCCACCTTCCCGGTGGTGGAATCCACGGGTGAAGTGTCGTCCTATGGCGACTTCAACAACAACGGCCGCGCCGGCGCGAACACCAACTTCCCGCAGCGCCAGTCGTACCACTACCAGACCATGACGGAATGGGGTGAGCGCGAGCTGGACATGGCCGGCCAGGCGAAGATCAACTGGGCGTCGGAACTGAACATCGCGTCCGCCCTGGTGCTGAACAAGTTCCAGGACAACAGCTACTTCTTCGGCATCGCCGGCCTGCAGAACTACGGCCTGCTGAACGATCCGAACCTGTCGGCGCCGGTGGCCCCGATCTCGGTCGGCGGCGTGACCCTCTGGTCCGGCAAGGACGGCCAGGCGGTCTACGACGACATCGTGAAGATCTACGGCCAGCTGGTGGCGCAGACGCGCGGCCTGGTCACGCGGCGCGACAAGCTGAAGCTGTGCATGTCGCCCGAGATCGAAGTCAACCTGACGAAGACGAACCAGTACAACGTCAACGTCAGCGACATGCTGGCCAAGAACTTCCCCAACCTGACCGTCGAGACCGCCGTGCAGTACGCCACGGGCTCGGGCCAGCTGGTGCAGCTCATCGCCGACTCGATCGAAGGCCAGAACGTGGGCACCGCCGCCTTCACCGAGAAGATGCGCGCCCATGCCATCGTCCGCGACACCTCCAGCTTCAAGCAGAAGAAGTCGCAGGGCACCTGGGGCGCCGTCATCAAGGTTCCGATGGCCATCGCCAGCATGATCGGCGTGTAACGCAGGTCTCCAGCAACGACCAGGGGCGCCAATCCGGCGCCCCTTTTTATTCGAGGAAGAGAAATGTCGACCGTTACCGTCGCGTGCAAGTTGCCCACTGGTCTGATCCTGGAAATCCCGGGCGCCAAAGAGCCGGTGGTGCTGAACGGCGCCAATCACCCGGACGCCATCGCAGGCCATGGCCTCACCGAAGTGCCCGCCGACTTCTGGGAAGCCTGGACGAAGCTGTACCCCGACTTCCAACCCCTGAAGAAGGAGCTGATCTTCGCCCAGGGCGGCGAACGCAGCGCCATCTCGAAGGCCAAGGAACGCAAGGGCGAAAAGAGCGGCCTGGAAGGCCTGGACCCGGACAAGCCCGGCAAGGGCCTCGAGCGCATGCCTGATCAGAAAAACTAGGAGCGGCCCATGGCTGTCGTCGTCTTTGACCCGGCTCAATTCAAGCTGGTCTATCCATCCTTCGCCACGCTGACCGACGCACAGCTACAGTACGCTTTCCGCCTAGCCACGCTGTACCTGAACAACACGGATAGCAGCATCGTCTGCGATGTGGGCGAGAGAACGACGCTTCTCTACCTGCTGACCGCCCACATTGCGGCGCTGACCTATGGCGAGAACGGCCAAGGTCCGCGTCCGCTGGTGGGTCGGATCAGCAGCGCCACCGAGGGATCGGTATCGGTCTCTGCCGAGTACAACGTCGCGCCAGGCTCGGCGCAGTGGTATGCCCAGACCGGCTACGGCGCCCAGTATTGGGAAGCCACGGCAAAGTACCGGGTGGGTCGCTATCGACCCGCGCCGAGCGGCTATGCGGTTCCTGTGGTGGTGCCATGGCGACCGTAGATCTGAAAGGCGGCGAGGCGCTGGCCAGGAAGCTGAAAGAGCTGGCAGATAAGTTGGGAGATGGCGGGATGCTGCGAACGGGATTCCTGGAGAACGCCACCTACCCAGATGGAACCCCCGTCGCCCTGGTGGCGGCGATTCAGGAGTTTGGCTCGCCTGAGAAGGGAATCCCGCCCAGGTCCTTTTTTCGGACGATGATCGCGGCCAAACAGAAGGATTGGCCGCGCGCGCTCGGGGCGCTGGCCAAAAACAACGACTACGACATCGACAAGGCGTTGGGCCAGATGGGCGAGGGCATCAAGGGTCAGCTTCAGGAGTCGATCCGTGAGGTGGACGGGCCGGCGCTTTCTCCTGTCACGCTGCTGCTGCGCGAGCGGTTCGGCAACAGCCCGGAGTCGATTTCTTTTGCTGACGTGCAGCAGGCGAGGCACGACATCGCGGCCGGCGTTGAGCCCAATGTGACCGGAACGCAGGCAAAGCCGCTGGTTTGGACTGGCCATTTGCTGGCGTCGGTCGATTATGAAACGGATACCTGACATGTCGAAAGCGAATGATTTGACCGGGCGCCGATTTGGAAGGCTCGTCGCCGTAGCTCGGTCTGGCAGCACTGAGGCAGGGCATGCCAAGTGGATGTTTCGCTGCGATTGCGGCGGCTCTGCCACTCTCATGGCAACGAATGTGCTGCGCGGGCTGACTGCGTCGTGTGGTTGCTTGCAAGACGATTCACGCACGAAGCATGGCATGCACAAAACCCGCACATATGCGGCCTGGCTGGGGATGAAGTCCCGTGTCAGTGGGCACGGCGAGCTTTCGAGAAAGCACTACCTCGAGCGCGGCATCAAGATTGCACCCCAGTGGAAAACCTCCTTTGATCGGTTTCTCAAGGACATGGGGGAGTGCCCACCCGGAATGGAACTGGATCGCATCGACAACGATGCCGGCTATGAACCTGGGAATTGCCGATGGGCTACCCGCTCGCAGCAAATGGCGAACACGCGGCGCACTCACATCGTGGCGTGTTTAGGTGAAAACATGTGCCTGCTGCACGCATGCAAGAAGATCGGTTTGTCCTACCGGACCGCGATGAGGCGCATGGCTCGAGGCATGTCGGCACAACAGGCGATATCGGTATGAATCTTCATGGATTGGTTTCCCCCATCATCGCAGCGGTCAACCCGATGATCCTGGCCACGATCAAGTACAGCGATGGCTATGAGGCGGGTCCTGGCCTAAAACAGGTTCCTAAGTATCGGGTGGTCCCTGACGTCCATGCGCAGGTTCAGCCTCTCAGCACGGGCGACCTAAAGCATCTGGAAGCGCAGAACATCCAGGGCGTGCAGCGCAGCGTGTACATGTACGGCGACACCCAAGGCGTCGTTCGTCCATTGGCCAAGGGCGGAGACCTGCTGGTATTCGGTGGGCAGGTGTGGCTGGTGACCGTGGTTTTCGAGACTTGGCCCGACTGGTGCAAGGTCGGTGCGACCCTTCAGATGGACGCGGCGCCATGAGCATCCCTGTTTCCATGACCGAGGACGCGCTGGTCGAGGCGCTGGGCGCGTTCGTTCAGGTGATCGTGGGCGACCAGGTCGAGGTGGTACGCGGGCAGCAAAACCGCGTGCCGCCGCCCAGGGGCCGCTACGTGTACATCACGCCGACCTTGGCCCCCGCGCTGTCCCTTCCTCGCACCACCTACGCGGATGTTCCGAGCGCCGGCACCATGACCCTGACGCGGCCCACCCAGTGGAACGCCCAGGTCGATTGCTACGGCGACGGCGCGCAGGACCTGGCCCTGGCCATCTGTATCGCTTTGCGCAGCTCCTACGGCTGCGACGCACTGAAGACGAGCGGCGCGCAGCCGCTCTACACCGGTGAGCCGCGGCAACTGCCGTTCTTTACCGGCGAGGATCAGTACCTGGAACGCTGGTCAGTCGACGCGGTCCTGCAGTTCAACCCATCCATCACTGTGCCGCAGCAGTTTGCGGACGAACTCCACGTGGACCTCGTCGAGGTCGACACTACCTACCCTCCGGGAGCTTAAAGCTATGTCCATTCCCGCCAGTGAAATCGTCCAGGTCGTCCCTGGCGTGATCGGCGCCGGCGGATCGGCGCTCGACCTGAACGGCCTGATCCTCACCACCGATACGGCTGTGCCGGTCGGAACCGTCCAAAGCTTCGCCACGGCGCGCGATGTGGAGCGCTTCTTCGGCGCCACCTCGACCGAGGCGACACTGGCCGGCATTTATTTCAACGGCTTCGACAACTCGACGCGCAAGCCGGGCAATCTGCTGTTCGCCCAGTATCCGACCGAGGCCGTGGCCGCCTACGTGCGCGGCGGCTCGATGGCCTCGACCACGCTGGCGCAGCTGCAGGCCCTGACTGGCGTCTTGACGGTCAGTGTCGACGGCATCGCGAAGACGTCCAGCACGATCAACCTGTCGGCCGCCACCAGCTTCTCGAACGCCGCCTCGATCATCCAGGCCGCGTTCACGTCGTTCGGCGCCTCGTGCACCTACGATGCGCAGCGCGCGGCCTTCGTGATCACCTCGGCCACCGATGGCGCGGCCAGCACTATCAGCTACGGAAGTGGCACGATCGCGGCCGGCTTGAAGCTGACGCAGGCCACCGGCGCGGTGTTGTCGCAGGGCGCCGCCTCGGGCGTGCCGGCCACGAACATGAGCGAGATCACGGACATCACGCAGAACTGGGCTTCGTTCATGACCACGTTCGAGCCCGACACCGATGGCAAGGTCGCCTTCTCGGCCTGGACGAACAGCCGTGGCAACCGCTACGCCTATGTGGGCTGGGATACCGACGTCGCGGCAACGCAGCAGGGCAGCACCACCAGCTGGGCCGCTCGCATCCAGGCCAGCGAGTATTCCGGCTCGGTGCCGATCTACAAGGACGTCCAGCACGCCGCCTTCGTGCTGGGTACCGTGGCTTCGATCGACTTCGAGCGCACGAACGGCCGGATCACCCTGGCGTTCAAGAGCCATGCCGGCCTGACGTTCTCGGTGACCGACGCCACGACCGCGCAGACGCTGATCGACAACGGCTACAACTTCTATGGCGACTACGCGACCAGCAATGACCGCTTCCGCTTCTTCTACCCCGGGCAGATCAGCGGCAACTGGAAGTGGATCGACACCTATGTGAACCAGATCTGGCAGAACGCCGCGCTGCAACAGGCACTGATGACGCTGCTCACGCAGATGAACTCGATCCCCTACAACCTGGACGGTTACACGCTGATCGATGCGGCCTGCCTGGACCCGATCAACGCGGGCGCGAACTTCGGCTCCATCCGCGCCGGTGTGACGCTGTCTGCGCAGCAGAAGGCCCAGGTGAACAACCAGGCCGGCGTGGATATCGCAGAAACGCTCCAGACCCGTGGCTGGTACTTGCAGATCAAGGACGCCACCCCGCAGGTGCGCGAGGCGCGCGGCACGCCGCCGATGACGTTCTGGTACATGGACGGCGGTTCCGTCCAACAGATCACCCTGGCCTCGCTGGCCGTCCTGTAAGGACCCAATGACATGTCTACTCTCACCAGTGCAAACTCCGTCCTCTATCTGGCGGTGGCCGGTGTGTTCCCCGTCGCCCAGAAAATCGAGGGGTACGCCACGGACGACGCCTTCGCGTTCGAGGCGGTTCAGCCCGCTCAGGCAGTGATGGGCGTCGATGGGCGGATGTCGGCCGGCTACACGCCGTTCATGAGCATCCAGACCATTTCCATTCAGGCGGATTCGCCTTCGCTCATCGTGTTCGAGGCGTATCTCGCTGCTATGAAGACTGCGCGCGAGGTCTTCTACTGCAGCGGCTCGTTGGCCATTCCGTCGATCGACCGCAAGTACGCCATGTCCCGCGGCGTGCTCACCCAGATTTCTCCGGCGCCGACGGCCCGGACCATTCTGCAACCCCGGACGTTCCAGATCACCTGGCAAGACGTCTCTCCGGCACTGGTGTGACATGGCGCGAAAACAGGAAACCGTGACCATCAGCGCCGAGGGGCGCGACAAGGGCAAGGTGTTCGTGCTGACCGAGCTCTCGGCCTACGAGGCCGAGGACTGGGCCGGCCGAGCCCTTTTCGCCCTGATGAACGCCGGGGTGCAGATCCCGGACAACATCGCCGAGGCCGGCCTGGCTGGCGTGGCTACGCTGGGCATGACTGCGCTGACCAAACTGCCCTATGACAGCGCCAAGCCGTTGCTGGACAAGATGATGGAGTGCGTGGAAATCCAGCCCAGCGCCAACGTCACGCGACGGCTTATCCCCGATGACATCGAGGAAGTCGCCACGCTTCTGACGCTGCGCAAGCACGTGCTGGGGCTGCACATGGATTTTTCTATGGCCGCCGCCAAATCGACTTCGGCCTCCAAGCCTGGCACGGCGGCGGCCCGCGGTTGATTCGGTACGGGAATATTCCACCCAACATCGGCGCAGTCATTTCTCGGCACCCGAGCCTATTGCATGATTTGCAAACGGTCTACGGTGCCGAGGATCTTTACAACCTGCTTGAGGTGTTCGCGGTCGACGCGCACAACCAAGAAGCGATAGCGAACGCGAGAAAATAGCATGGCCACCGTAATCGACGCCCTAGTCGTCACGCTCGGTCTGGATGCCAAGGCGTTCAAACGCGGCTCGGCCGAGGCCGACCAATCCCTGAAGAACACCAGGGAGGAAACTGCCCGTACCGCTCGCGACATGGAAGCCCGCGGCAAGCAGGCTGCCATGTTCTTCAGCAAGGTGCGCAACGAGGCGCTGGCGCTGCTGGCGGTGTTTACCGCCGGCATGGGCATCAAGAACTTCGTGTCCAGCACGGTGGAATCCACGGCCAGCCTCGCGCGCCTGTCTGGCAATCTGAACATGAGCGCCAAGGACCTTGCCGAATGGCAGCTGGCGGCAAAGAACGCAGGGGGCTCGGTCGAAGGGATCACGAACCAACTCAAGGAATCTGCCGACCAGGTCGCGAAGTTCAAGCGCGGCATGTCGGCGGAGACGCTGCCGGCGTTCTTCCAGTTCGGCGGCAAGACCGAGGATCTGAAGGACGGCAATACCTACTTGCAGGCTCGGGCCCGCATCGTCGCTGACCTCTACAAGACCGATCGGGCCCGCGCCGCGTTGGCGGCAAACATGATGGGCTTGGATCCCCAGCAGTTCAACCTGTACAAGGAGGGACCTGAAGGGATCGCTCGGCGCCGCCGCGAGCAGTCGGGAGCCGCCGGAGAGCTGGCCGCGGCGTCGGATCGTGCGGAGCAGCTCCGCCAACGGTACGACACCGCCATGAACAAGCTCTCTAGCATTGGCGTGAACGTGCTGACGGCGATGATGCCGGCGTTCGATTTCCTCGTTGAAAAGCTCATTGAGCTGGGCGATTGGATCATCCGCAACCGTGGCGCCATCAACGACGGGATCAAGAGCTTCATTTCCGGCTTCGAACAATTGCTCAAGGCGCTGACGTCGCTCATCGAGAAGCTGGTGCCGAAGGAGGTTCGAGACAAGATCAACAGTTCGAGCGATCCCGTCAAAGCATCAATGGACGCGGCTAAGGATGCGATTACCCCGGAGTGGCTGAAGAGAAAGCCCAAAGCCGACCTGACCCCCGATGCTAAAGACGCGATCGAGAAATTCGAGAAGATGGGCTGGTCGAGGAACCAGGCTATCGGCATCGTGAACAACCTGCAGGCCGAGAGCGGTGGCAGGCTCGACCACCGTGCCATTGGCGACAACGGTACGGCGTTCGGGGTTGCGCAATGGCGCAACGAGCGAGTGGAGATGTTCAAGCGCATTATGGGCGTGGACATCATGAACTCCACGCGCGATCAGCAGTATGCATTTGCTGACTGGGAACTGCGGAATACCCACAAGGGAGCCGGTGACCGCCTGCGCGCATCCAAGTCGGTGGAGGACGCAAGCCGCATCGTGACCACCGATTTCGAGATCCCGGCGAAAAAGGAGATGAGGGCGGATGAGCGCGCCGCCGTTGCGACCGAGCTGGCACGGCTTGCTCAGGCCGATGCGTTGAAGAACAGCGCCTTGGGGGCCGTGAACATGGCCCAGGCCGCGCAGGCCGCCCCTCTTGCTGCCCAGGCCAGCGCCAAGCCTTTCCCCCTCAATACCGAGAACAACCACGAAATCAATATTCATGGTGACGTCAATGTTCACACGCCGGCGACAGATGGCCGCGGTATCGCGAGAGAATTGGGCGCGCTTGGCGGAAGCCAGAACTTGGTGAGCCAAGCCAATACAGGAGCGTTTTGATGCCGCTCATTCCTTTCCCAAATGTGCCGCAGGTGCCTGGTGTCCCAGCGATTCTGCGTGAGACGACCATCCCGTCGCTGGGTGAGCTGGCCAATCTCGGTCTCGGAGCCATCGCCGCGCTGATCTTCGGCATCCCGCGCTGGGGGCTTTATGACCAGGACGGCCAGGAGGTGCTTCTGTTCGATACGTTCCTGGGTATCCGCTTTCGCAATGGGTCGCGGATCTCGAGTTTCCCGGTGGAGCAGGGCTCGTTCTCGTCGTTCAACAAGGTGGACACGCCGTTCGATGCCATGCTGCGGTTTGCGCTCAGCGGTGACACTTCTTCGCGCGGTGCATTGCTGAACACCCTGGAAGCGTTGAAAGGGAGCGTCGACCTGTTCTCGGTGGTGACGCCGGAGATCGTCTATCCGTCGGCCAACGTCGTGGCCTATTCCTACGAGCGGAATTCTCGTTCGGGGCCCGGCCAGCTGATCGTCGACCTGTACGTCGAGGAAGTGCGGCAGACGGCGCAGGAGACATTCAGTAATACCGCGGAGCCGGACGGCGCTGGCGAACAGAACAACGGGCAGGTGCAAACCTTCCCGGTGTCCGAGCCCGGCACGATAGATGCCGCGCCGCTCGATGGGAGTATCCAATGAGGCAGCTTCCAATGCGCGCCGTGCCGGCGCAGGCCTGCAGCGTGGTGCTAGGCGGCCAGAATTGCCAGGTCAGCGTCTACCAGAAGTCCACGGGGGTATACCTCGACCTGCAGGTGAATCACGAGCCTGTCGCCATGGCGGTGCTGTGCCATGACCGCGTCTGGCTCATTCGCGAGACCTACAGCGGCTTCGTGGGCGACCTGACCTTCATCGACACCCAAGGGCGAGACGACCCCGTCTACACAGGCTTCGGGGGTCGGTTCCAGTTGATGTACCGAGAAAGCACAGACCTATGAGCTTCGTCAAACGTCGGATCGACGTCACGATCAACCTGGCCGAGGGGCAGTTCGGTGATAACGCCGGACCCGATGTCACGCTGTCCGGCTACCGCGTTCAGGCGGCCGTCGTAGCCTACAACGGGGACGCGCAGGCGCAGATGCAGATGCGCATCTATGGGCTTCCTCAGGACGTCATCAACAAGCTGACGACCGTGGGGCCAGTCCTGACCCAGCGCCGCGGTCAGAATCGGATTCTGGTCGAGGCCGGAGATGCGGGGCAGGCCCTGTCCGTTCTCTACGAGGGAAAGATTGACCAGGCCTGGGCAGATTACAACCAGGCTCCGGAGGTGGTTTTCTACGTGACGGCGCTGGCAGAGGCCAGCGCAGCGCTCAAACCGGTGCCTGCAAGAAGCTACAGGACGGCAGTGAGCGTTGTCGATGTGGCACGCGACATTGCTACCAGTCTGGGCCTCGCTTTCGAATCAAACCAAGTCGAGGGGCGGCTGGTCAACCCTTACTTCCCTGGGACCGCCATAGACCAGCTGCGAGCGCTGGCCAAGGCGGCGCGATTCAACTACACGATCGAGGGCGGAATTCTCGCAATCTGGCCTTGGGATGGCGGCCGCCAGAATGACGCCATTGCTATTGACTCCGCAACCAACATGATCGGCTACCCGGCGTTCACTGGCGGTGGGATCGTGGTGCGCGTCCTGTATGAGCCCCGCCTGGGCGTGGGGAAAAAGGTGCAGGTCGTGAGCGTGAACGAAGGTGCTCACGGCGAATGGATTGTGGTGAGTCTGGTCCACAGTCTAGATGCAGAAAGTCCGGGCGGGGCCTGGGTGTCCGAAATAATGTGCGTGAGGTCTTTCAATGGCTAACCCGGAATTCGGCTACCAGGGCCTGGCAAGGGCGTCGGACGGGAGTGGCGAGTATGGCGCCTTGTCGTTCCTGGTGACGCAGATGCTGAATCGGCTGAACACCTGCACGCTGGTACGTGTGGTGGCGGTCACGAACAACGGCGGCGTGTCGCCGGTCGGCTTTGTCGACGTGCAGCCACTGGTTAATCAGTTGGACGGAAACGGGAATGCGGTGCCGCATGGACAGTTGTTCCAGCTGCCGTATTTCCGGCTGCAGGGCGGAGCCGACGCCGTGATCCTCGACCCCAAGGTGGGGGACATCGGCATGGCGGCGTTCGCGAGCCGGGACTTGTCGGCGGTCAAGGCCAGCAAGCAGCAAGCGAATCCTGGATCCTGGCGGACCCACGACATGGCGGATGGCCTCTACTTTGGCGGCCTGCTCAACGGCGCGCCAGCGCAGTATGTGCAGTTCACCGAGGGCGGGATCAACGTGGTATCGCCTTCCAAGGTGACAGTGGTGGCGCCCAACGTCGAAGTGAACGCCAGCGAGCGGTGCGCGCTGAATTCGCCGCAGATCGTGCTGAATGGCACTGTGCAACAGGGATCCGGCTCCTACGGCGGCACCTCGACCTGGAAGGGCGACATGGAAACACTCGGCACGCTCCGCAACAACGGCAAGGACGTCGGCTCGACGCACACCCATCCTGGGGTGCAGACGGGCCCCGCGAACACCGGGACACCGAACTGATGAATACCCTTTTGTTGGACCGGACCGTGTGGGATCTTGTCCTGAATGCGGCCGGGAACATCGCGATGGCATCGAATCCCTACGCCGTGGCTCAGGACGTGGCCAGCGCCATCAAGCTCTTTCGTGGCGAGCTGTTCTATGACACGGAAAAAGGCATACCGTACTGGACCGAGGTGCTTGGCCAGTTGCCGCCGCTGGCACTGGTGCGCGAGCGGCTGCGCGCCGCGGCCTTGACCGTGCCGGACGTTGCCGACGCCGTACCGACTATCACCGCTTTCGAGAATCGCCGCCTGAGCGGCTATGTCGAAGTCACGCTGACCAACGGCACGACGTCGACTATCACTTTCTAGGGACCCCATGGCTACCTCCCAAGTACCGCGCGTGAAATTCACGCCGGAAGGCCTCGTATTGCCTCAAGAATCCGAGATCCTGGATGGCGTGCTGGCGGACATGGATAGCGCCTTCGGCGGCGGCCTGAACAAGAACCTGGAGACGCCCCAGGGCCAGCTGGCCAGCACCACCACGGCCATCATAGGCGACAAGAACAGCGAGTTCGCCTCGTACGTGAACCAGGTGGACCCGGCCTTTGCCGCTGGGCGGATGCAGGACGCCATCGGCCGCATTTATTTCCTGGACCGCAAGCCCGGCACGGCCACCACCGTGATCGGCACCTGCATGGGCCTGATGGGCGTCACGATCCCGGCGGGCGCGCGCGCGCAGGCGGTCGACGGAAATATCTACCTGTGCACGCAGGCCGGCACGATCCCAGCCTCGGGCAGCATTGATCTGCCGTTCTCCTGCTCGGTCAACGGACCGATCAGCTGCGCGGCGGGCACGCTGAACCAGATCTACCAAGCCATCCCCGGGTGGGACTCGGTCTTGAACGCTGACGCGGGTACCGTGGGCAGCAATGTCGAGTCGCGCGCTGAGTTCGAAGAGCGCCGCCGCCAGTCGGTGGCGATCAATGCCCGTAGCTCGCTGCAGTCCATCTACGCTGCGGTTGCAAACCTGGACGGGGTGATTGACGTCTACGTGACGGAAAACAACCTGTCCATCGCCCAGACCATCGGCGGTGTCTCGCTCGTTCCGCACTCCATCTGGGTGGCCGTCGTAGGAGGCGAGGCGGCGGATATCGCCATGGCCATCTGGCGAAAGAAGAGCAACGGGGCTGACTACAACGGCAACACGTCTTATACGGTTGAGGACAGGGACGGCTATGCCTACCCGTACCCATCCTACGTCGTGAAGTGGGAAACGCCCGTCGCACTGCCCGTGAAATTTGCGGTTCAGTTGGCCAACAATCCCTCGCTGCCATCGAACATTGTGGAATTGACGAAGCAGGCCATCGTCGACGCTTTCAACGGCTCCGACGGAGGTCAGCGCGCGCGCATAGGCTCAACCATCTATGCAAGCCGCTTTTACGCGCCCGTGTCGATGCTGGGCGCTTCGGTGTCAATCCTTTCATTGTTGCTGGGTGATGCGACCCCGACGGCGGCGAGCCTGACCGTGCCCATCAATCGGCGCCCGACTGTGTCGGCTGCTGATATCTCGGTGACCTTGGTATGAACGTGCAACCGAAGCCTGGTCTGGTGGCGCGGACCATCATCAGCCAGTATGCCAACAGCCCGACGCTCGTCCAGTTGATCAACAACATGGACGAATACATCAATCCGGACGCCGATTTTGATGCGTTCTACAGCTTCGTCTGGAATGTGGAGACGGCTCAGGGGTTCGGGCTGGATATCTGGGGAAGGATTGTCGATATCGGGAGAATGCTGACCGTTCCGGGCGATGTCAGCTATCTGGGTTACGAAGAGGCCATCAGTTGGCAGCCCTTCAACCAGGCTCCGTTCTTCGCAGGCGAGCAGGCCACCCAGACCTATCGGTTGGCTGACGATGCATATCGACGCTTAATTCTGGTGAAGGCCCTCGCAAATATCAGCGACTGCACTTCACCGAGCCTTAATCGTTTGCTGTCAAACCTGTTCGAAGGCCGTGGTCGCTGTTACGTGTCTGATACCGGAAACATGGAGTTTCGGTACGTGTTTGAGTTTGCGCTCGAGCCCTTCGAGATCGCCATCTTGACTCAGTCCGGTGCTATTCCGAAACCGGCGGCGGTATTGGCAAATGTTCTACAGGTCGATCGCTCCACCACTTTCGGTTTCCACGAAGGGCTTATGCAGCCATTCGGATCTGGCGTTTTCTTCACATCTTCGGGGCTTATAAATGCAAGCCAGTAATGCACCCAGCAAGTCTCCAGTTCCCTTTGCGGAAAGTGGCACCAAGAACACCATCCCGGTGAATTCGCAAATCGGCATTACGCCTGGGGCGGCATCGTTTACGGATGGATTTCCGCCTTTGACGATGACGCCTCTAGCAGCCGGTGGCGTGCCGCCATATGGTGCCGATTTCAATGGCATCTTGAACTTTCTTAGCGAAGGTCAGCGGTGGGCCAATGCGGGGGGGGGATATACATACGATGCGCCATTTGCAACCGCTATCGGCGGCTATCCGAAGGGCGCGTTGATTCTTGGTAATGATGGGGTGACAGTTTGGGTTAGCCAAGCCGACAACAATGCAGTTGATCCCAATGCGGGGGTGTCGGCGGCTTGGAAAGCTCTGGCCTCTCTGACTTCCCCCGCCTTCCTTGGGACACCGACCGCGCCAACGCCTGTCGTAGCGGACAACTCGACGAAGCTTGCGACCACAGCGTTTGTGCAATCCGTCGTCGCTGGCGTCGCCGCGGTTCCGGCAACAACATTGGTTTCTGGGATCTCTCGGCGCGCTACGACGCCGGAGGCTCAGGGGCTCACCAGTAGTGACACGACGCTCAGCCCCGCGTCGTTGAGAGCGGCATTTCAGGGTACTAACTATTCGGCCACGTTCAACGGATTCCAGATCCTGCCGAGTGGGATCATTGAGCAGTGGGGGGTTGTCGCGCTCGTCACGTTACCTGCGAACAGCGCGTCAGATGCTGTGGTGACCTTTCCTATGGCATTCACGGCTAATGCACTGAGTATCGCTATATCCGTGGAAACGCCTGCTCCGACACAGGTTAGCTGCTCCGTGATGACGGACACATTGACCACCACCGGGGTGACGCTGCGGCGTGGGAATTCGTCCACGTCGACGCCGTGGAATGTCGTGGTCAGGTATCGAGTTATAGGGCGATAGGGGAAGAAGATGGATATGTACTACAGCGAGGAAAAGAAGGGGTTCTATTCACTGGAGGTGCACGGCCAGGGCGGCATGCCATCCGACGCTGTGAAGCTGGCGCCAGGCGAATACGAGGCGTGGGGCGAGAGTGGCGGCGAGATTGCGGGGGTCACGCCCAATGGCGTCATCCTCATGGCAGAGCCTCGGCCGCCGGTCTCTCTCTGATCGGTTTGATTTGCAAATAGATGCCCGCTTCGGCGGGTTTTTTTTCGTCCACACAACGGGAGGCAGCAATGCGAACCCATCAAGGGAGTATTCGAATGGAACCGAGTTCCACCGGTTTGGGTGGCTTGGCGGCCTTGAAGGTCGCAATGGCTTACGGCATTCCCGCCGCGGTGACCGCAATGCTCGGGCTGCTGATCATGCCGCCCCGCACCGCGCGGGAGTTCACCGTTCGCACCGTTTGCACGGTCGCGTGTTCCTTCATGTTTGGGCCGGCCCTGGCCGGCGCAGTCATCGCGTGGAAGCCTGGCCTGATGGATGCCATGACTTGGTTGGCCCACCATGGCGCCGGATCCGACGACGCGCTGCTGGCGAAGTTCTACGTCCTGGGGCCGAGCATGCTGCTCGCAGGTCTACCAGCGTGGTGGGTATTGGGCGCGTACATGCGGTGGATGGCGAGCATGCGCCAAAAGGGGCTTTTGGAATGGCTGGCCGAAGCGCGGGCCAAGTTGCTGGGGCTGCGGTCGGGTGGGGAGGGCTGATCATGAATCTTCAAACGATCAACGATACAGCGATCACTCCGGCACTGGCGCTGCTGCCGGCGCGTATGGACACGCCGGACGCGCGCGTCATGCTGCTGGCTATTGGCCTGCAGGAAAGCCGCTTCGTGCACAGGCGCCAGATCAGCGGACCCGCCCGCGGCTTCTGGCAATTCGAGAAGGGGACGCGCGCCAGCCGCGGCGGGGTGTGGGGCGTGTCCCTGCACGCGGCGAGCAAGGGCCATTTGGCGGCCTTGTGCAAGGCTCGCAGCGTGGCTTGTGATCCGGACGCGATCTATGCCGCGCTGGAGTATGACGACGTGCTGGCCGCCGGCGTGGCGCGGCTGCTGCTCTGGACGAACCCGAAGGCGCTGCCGGCTATCGGCGATGCTGACGCGGCCTGGGCGCTGTACCTGCGCACCTGGCGGCCGGGCAAGCCGCACCCGCACACCTGGCCGGATCTCTACCGCCAGGCCGCCACGCAGGTGCAGCCGTGAACCCGTTCTGGAAGATGGCGCTGCCCTGGGTCGGCGGCGCGGCGGTGGTGATGGTGCTGGGCGCCGGCGTCGTGCTGTACGGATCCAGCCGATTCAACGCCGGCGTGGCCAAGGCCAACGCCGATCACACCCTGGCCGAGCTGAACGAGTTCAAGACCCAGACCGGCCGGCTGGCCGGCATCGCCACCACCTTCGAGGCGAGCGTGGCGGAGCTGCGCGCCGCCGAGCCCAAGGTCATCGAGAGGTACACCCGTGTCGAAGTCCAGAGCCCTTTGCCTGTTGGCTGTCGTATTGACGCTGGCCGGCTGCAGCACATCAACGAAGCCGGCCGCCTGGCCAATACTGCCGGCCAACCTGGCCCAGCCGTGCCCGCCGGTGCCCGAGGTGACCAGCGATAGCTGGGACGACTTCGCGCGCAGCTACATGGCGCTGGCAGTGCAGTACGGCCAATGCGCGGCGCGGCACCGGGCCGTGGTCGAGGCGTGGCCGAAGCCCTAAGCCGCGTCTGCCCGCTTGGCCGACCAGAACCAATGCATATGCTTGGCGCGCCGGGCCTTCTGGCGCCGGAAGGTGATGCGCACCAGGCCGGCGTGGCCTGCTTCGATCTCGACCGGGTAGTCGCGGTCCTCGGCGGTGGCCGCTGGCGGTAGGGTGAGGGCGGCCTGGGCCACATACTGGCCGGGCACCTGCTCCAGGATTCCGTTGTCGTCCATGGTCAGTCCAGTTTGTTGGCGATGTCCGTGGCGGACGCCCTATAGTAAATGAGTAGACTGCGCGGATCCCGGTGCCCGACCATCTTGGCCAGCTCCAGCAGTTCCAGCTTCTTGGACAGGCGCGTGATCGCGGTGGCGCGGGCGTCGTGGAACGTGGGCCCGTCGACCTTGGCCAGCGTCTTTCCCTGCCGGAAATAGGCGTCACGCAGGCCGGCGTTCACCGTGAACACCTGTTCCGGGTGTATTCCCTTCATCGCCTCAAGCAGCGCGACGGCGCGCCGGGATAGCGGCACATCGCGGGCGTCTCCATTTTTGGATCTGGGCAGGTGCAGCATGCGCCGTTCCAGGTGCACGTGCTTCCACTCCAGCGTCAATATTTCCCCCGAGCGCATGGCCGTTTCCAGGGCCAGCAGGAACGCCACCGCGGTCTGCTCGCGCTTGTCCTTGGGCGCGCCGTCTGCATAGCCCAGTGCGGAAACGATATCCTCGATCTGCTTGTCGGTGAAGATGATCTTGCGCGCTGGGTTGTCCTTCGGTTTGATGACGTCGGGCCAGGGGTCGTGATCCACGTACCGCCACTCCCCCAGCTTGGCCCGGGTCCAGATGGCACGCAACAGGCCGATCTCGCGCAGGACCGTGGCGCCTTGAACCTCGGCCAGGCGCCGATCGCGCCAGTCCGCCAGCTCGGCCGGGCCGATATCCTGCATCACCAGCTTGGCCACCTTGTCCTTCTTGATGGAGGCGATTCTGGCCTTTTCCCACCTGGCGCCCGCCTTCTCCGGGCTGACCTCGTCGGCATACCGCTGCATGACGTCGGCCAGGGTCCAGCGTGTCACCTTGCCGGCGCGAGCATTCGCCAGTTCCAGTTCGCGGCGGTTGGCCCAGTCCATGGCCTCGCGCTTGGTGGCGAAGGTGGCGCTTTCACGGTGTCCATTGCGGGCGACTTCGGCCCGCCAGGACGTGCCGCGCTTTCGGAATGTGGGCATGGCGTAATCTCGGGCGTAGGAATGGCGTACGAGATTAGCAAAAATTGTGGTTTAGTGTGGTTTGGTGTGGCGTAACGAGTTCTGGTCGGCACCCAGAATCGTCTATGAAGGTGGCGTTGCGTGGCGTAATGCGGCGCGATGTGGTGGGATGGGGTGGTGCCCGAGACCGGAATCGAACCGGTACGGCCTTGCGGCCGAGGGATTTTCGTACCACTTCGGCTTTCGCCGCCGGCGCGCGGAGCGCCGTTCGTGGTCTGGAGCACGCCTTCACCATAGCCTTGCGGCCTTAGGTGCCCGCCGTCTGCTCTCTACACCTTCCCGGTTCTTTCGATCCGGGCTTGGCTCGGCGTTGGCTCGGAACAAGTCCAGGGCATTCGCCGAGTTTGACGGGCTACACCTCTGGAGTTTCCTCCGGAGGGCTCAAATGGATTCAAGTCCCTTGTGTCTACCAATTTCACCACTCGGGCATTGGGGTTCCGACAGGAAACCGCAATGGGATACCTGGTGTGCCGCGCGAGCGCGCTGCGGTATCCGGCGGGCGTGACTATACCACTCGCGGGCGGGCGGCCCGTCATGCAAGACCGCCCCTGTGGAAAACTCAGCCGATGAAACGCACCGTCTGCCGGGCGCGTTCGTCCACCTCCAGGGTGAAGACGTCGGGCCGCGCGTAGTGGCCGACCACGTCGAAGTCGTAGCGCGCGCGCACCAGCTCGTCGACATCGATGCTCGCCGTGAGCAGGCCGGTCTGGCCGTGCAGCGGGCCTGCCAGGACGTCGCCCAGCGGGCCGACGATGAGCGAGCCGCCGTTGATGAGCGGGCGTTGCGGATCCCAGCCGGGCACGTCCAGGCCCAGCTCGGCGGGCGAGGGCTGCACCTGGCAGGCGCTGATGACGAAGCAGCGGCCTTCGTGGGCGATGTGGCGCATCGAGCATTGCCAGATGTCGCGTTCGTCGACGGTGGGCGCGCACCAGATCTGCACGCCCTTGGCGTACATGGCGGTGCGCAGCAGCGGCATGTGGTTTTCCCAGCAGATGGCGCCGCCGATGCGGCCCGCGGCCGTCTCCAGCACGGGCAGGGTGGAGCCGTCGCCCTGGCCCCAGATCAGCCGTTCGGTGCCGGTGGGCATCAGCTTGCGGTGTTTCGCGGCCAGGCCGGTGGCGGGATCGAAGTACAGCGCGGTGCAGTACAACGTGCTGCCGGCCCGTTCGATCACGCCGATCACCAGGCTGGCGCCGGTGCGTTGCGACAGCGCGGCCAGCGCGTCGGTCTCGGGGCCGGGCACGTCGATGGCGTTCTGGTAATAGCGGGCGTAGGCGTCGCGGCCTTCGGGCAGGCGGTAGCCCAGGCGGGTGCCGAAGATCTCGCCCTTGGGGTAGCCGCCCAGCAGGGCCTCGGGCATGACCACCAGCGCGGCGCCCGAGGCGCTGATCTCGGCCTCGAAGGCCAGGATCCGTTCCAGGGTGGCGTCCTTGCCTTCGGGCGAGGCGCCGATCTGCAGCGCGGCGACGGTGGTGGCGGTCATGGGGGTTCCTTTTTCACGGGGGAGGGGAGTCGATGCGTCCTAGTGTCGGGGGCGGCCTAAAATCAATCAATCCTGCCTGGCGATAAATGATATGAACCAGATCGATATCGAGTCGACCGACCTGAACCTGCTCAAGGTGTTCGAGGCGATCTACGACGAGGGCGGCGCGGGCCGCGCCGCGCTGCGCCTGGGCGTGACCCAGT